GAAAAGACCACCAGAGGTTATCCCTAAATTAGATGGTGTAATCTTTTTCATTGTACCACCATCATCTACTAAAACAAAGTCTGCATCACTACTTGATGTTGTGGTTGTTGGTGTATCTGAGTTACCTGTTGTTAATACTGTTCCAGTTGCATCTGGTAGTGTGATTGTGTTTACTGCTGTTGGGTCTGTTACAACTAAAGATGTAGTGTTAGAATTATTTGTAGCACCATCCCATATAATAGAGTAATTACCATCTAAAAATATATTATTAAACATTGTAAGTTGCTTATAAGCAAAAATATTGTCAAATGCCATTTGAACAAAAGTAGCCTCTGTTCCACTTTCCATTACGTTAAATTCTATGTTTCCTTTTTCTGAACCATCAGTTGTTAGAGCTATCTTTCCTACGATTCTACCATAATTTATATTTTCAGAATTATTGTTTCTACCTTGAAAAATTATTTCTCCCATTTCGTCATCAAAAGCTGGAGAAGATGAGTTTCTATAAAGAGTTATAGTGGGGTCTGCATTTGCGTCTGCATCTGAATTTGAAATCAATAAATCACCAGTAACTGTTGCACCATCAGATGTAGTTTCAAACTTTTTGACATTGTTATGATTTAGCTCTACTGCACCACCATCTGCAAATGTTGCGTAAGTTGCTGATCCAGCACCATTTCTTAAATTTAAATCTGAAGCGTCTATAAATAAACTTCCACTACCTGATTCTTGTATAATACTATTATTTGGATTATGAAAAATTTTTAAATCACCACCAGTTCCAAATTGCAGCACTTCGTTATCAGGAAATAAAACATCACCATTAGCATCTGCTGTTACTGCTTTACTTGCTTCTACTGTTCCTAGTGTTGTTACATCAACATAGTTAAGTTCTGTAGTCGTTGCAGTTACGCCATCTAATTTGTTTATTTCTGTTGCCGTGGCTGTTACAGCTACATCTTCATTTATTTTTGGAGATGTTAAAGTTTTGTTTGTTAGTGTTTGTGTGGCGGCATTTAAAGTCATGGTATCAGCACCAGAATTTGGCACTGTTATTTCATTTCCACCTGAAGTTAACTTAAGATTTGTTCCATCTGAACCAATGGCTTCATTTGCGTCATTAAATTGTAATTCTACAGCGGGTGTTCCAGTTCCTGCATTAAATAATTTAAAACCAGTGTTATGAACATGAGTCAACTGAACCTCAAAATTTGCTCCAGCAAACAAAGCAGTATTACCATCAGTTTTCATCCAAAAATAAGATGAAGTTTCAATACCCCTAGGTGACCTTAGTGTACCACTAAATGTTGCATCACCAAATGAACTTCCATCAAAAGTCAAGAAGTTTGTATCTGTAGAACCATCTGTACCTTTTAATATAATATCTGTATCACTACCTTGTGCATCAATTGTAATATTACCAGAAGTAGTAGTTAAGTTTATAGCAGCATCACCTGCTGAAATGTTATCAGCCGCAACAGCAGATGCCGTGTCTGCATTACCAGTTACGTCACCTGTTACATTACCAGTTAAAGCACCTGTAATAGTAACACCACCACTTGTAGTTTCTAACTTTGTAGAGCCATAGTGAGATAATTTAACTGCACCAGTAGAACCATCTGCTCTTAAGTAATCAGTAGTGCCGCCACTACCATCATCAGCTTGTAGTATTACATCTTGATCATCAGCATTTGTTTTAATATTAATACTACCTGTGTCACTAATAACTTGCAAAAGAGAACCAGTATGCCTTATATAGGCATCATTATCAGAACCAAACCTAGTTCTCTCATTATCAGCAAATGATGCATGACCATCACCATCTTTGAAAACAGTTTTAGATCCTGGCAATGTACAAAATATATCTCTTGATCCCGAACTCCAATTTACAGCATTGTTAGAGTTTGAGCTTGATATAATAGTTGTACGGGCAAGAGTAGTACCAGAAGAAGCAAAAGTACCTAACCCTACCTCAAAATCAGTTCCATCAGTACAACAATAATAGGTTGTATCACCATTACTTAAATTAGCAGTAAAAGTTTCAAAACCAGATACTGCACCACCTAGAGTATACGTTCCAGTGCTAGTTGTGGTTGTTGTCTCTTTTATCCTATCTGATAGAACAAAAGCCATTACTTGAGCTCAATAGTTAAGTTCGTAGCATTAATTCTAAATATGTCTCCAGACTCAATTGTCTTAGATGCGTCTAAAGCACCTACAAACAGTATGTTACCACTACTTGCTGCATCTGCGATAAACACATGAGTGATTGTATTATTTGTACCACCTGACGCTGGAAAGCTAATAGCGTTTGTGTTTTTAGCTGTTTGTGTGTCTGTTGAGTCTGCACCTATGGTTGTCCAATCAGATGCTGGAACTTGCTGTCTAGCATAGTTTGTAAATGTTGCTTCTGTTAAAGACCCAGTTTCTGCTGCGGATACGGCTGTTGCCAGTCCTACGTAGATACTGTTTCCTGGTGAAGAGAAAGATAGAGAATTATTTTTAAACAAAAAATGTAATAATCTTCTTTCTAGATAATTGGTTGCTGCATTTGCTGTCGCCATTTTGTTACTCCTTCTTTAAGTTCGTGGTCTTGACGGAAGACCAGTTTTAAAAGCATCCGTATTCTCTCTAGCCTCTCCTAGATCTTTTAAACGCTCTAAATATTGCATATATAAACCATTATAATTTTGTATAACATCTGGTTCACCCTTCATATAATTATACGCTTCTACAAGTGATCCGTAAAGCAAAGCATACGGAGCATTTGTACTTAACCAAGTTGTACCACTATCAGATCCGGCAGTCAAACTTGTAGGTCTGTAGTAATAATGTAGCTCAATTGCATAATTACTGTTTGGGGTAGGTCCAACGATAAAGTTATCTATATCAAAACGAGCATAATATTTTGGTAAACCAGTTGTTGTAGCAGCTGGTGTGTACTCTCTTATAAAGCTAACATCTTTTTTTAACAAATATCCTTCCGATCCAGCTGTTGTTATTTGTAAAGAGAAAGAAGCTAAATAATCATTTGGTATTGTTAAATACTGATCCGAAGCGGTCAACGCACTTGTTACGTTTTTTCTAAAAAGATCAAGATCTACTGATTTAAATATTTTTTCTTCAGAGGCTTTAATAAAATCATTTAAATGATTTACAAAGGTTGTTTCACTATTGTCTGTGTAATCTTGTATTGCTGTTTTCAATTGTAAAAAAGTAAAACTCATTTAACTCTCCAACGTTACTGGTCCAACCGTAGCTATCTCTCCACCAAATTTTGTATTCAATCCTAAGTCTATGTCTGTCACTGTTATTGTAGCACCCATGTTTGCGTGGACACTACATTGATAGAATAACGTAGATGGAGCACTTGATGCAACCGTTATTTCTGTGTATGCACCAGAAGAACCTGCTGTTCCATTTGTTGTAACGCCTGTTGTATATTCGCCTCCGGTTTTATCTGCTGCGGTGTAAATTCTTAATGGGTGCCCCGAATTAGAACTATCTGATTGAACAAATCTGTAAGTGCTACCAACCCTAAATGTCAACTCAACATCTGCTGTTGCAGTGCTTCCGTTAATAGCATATTTGTTAGAAGAACCGACATTATAGCTTGGATGATTACTTGGATTGCCACTGACAACAGTTACAGTATAGGTCACTGATTCCGTTGCAGCTGATATGCCAGGTATTGTAAATGTATATTGATCAGTTGTTGTCACAGTTATTGAATAACCACTTGCTGATTCAATTAAGGCTTTTGTTATTTCTGTGCCAATACCTGTAGCCGTTCTAAAACGAACAGTGTTCCCTGTGCTTCTACCATGATTTTTTTCAGTAACTGTTATCAGTCCGCTTCCTGAATGAACAAATGGATTTAATCCTAGTAATACCGCAACAGCTGGTTCACTGCGGTCTGTCCTAGCATTTTTTAAAGCCTGTCCGTCGATAGGCACCCTAAAAGGGCCTAGTTGAGGATGTTTTCTTTCAAATTCATCTGGGCCAACAAGAGAGCCATTCCATTCAACTTTCATATCTCGAAGTCGGTATCTCATGCCAGAGCGATCTGATATACCGTAAGCATACTTACCAGACGCAAACTTACCCATCAATTACTCCTAAAATATTGATAATCAGGTGTTACAGTAAAACTCGATCTATCTCTGTCTTCACCCATAGCTCTTTCAAATTCTTCTTCATATACTACTTTTAACATTTGAGTTAAATTAGGGTTTTTTTTCAAAGATAAATAGTAAGCTAGTCCCGCCGTAAGGCATGGATAAAATCTAAAAGGTATTTCTAAAGTATTTACGCTTCCGTCCGCATCTTGTATTCGCGTTAATGCATCATAATGTATTACATCTGTGCTGTTTTCGGGAGCAGGCCATATTTTTAAATTAGGTGTTATTTGTCTATCTAAGAAAAATTGAGTAGGTCTTCCAGTTGTTGTCTTGTTAGGTATTGATAAATAGCTATCTCTACTAATCCGACTTAAACTAAAGTCTGTACTGCTTCTTCTAACAACAGCGGACAAAATATCAATAACGTCTGTACCTAAAGAATAATCAACGTCATTAGCTGTAACAGTCTGTGTACGTTGTTCAATAGTCCATTGATTTAGACCTCTATTAGCCCATTCTGCCAACATCAAATTTATTGAACGTCTTGCAGTTTTTAAATCATATCCTGTCCTAACTTCCAAACCGCACCGTTCAAAAGCCTCTTCAATATATTCAGCTACATCTAGCTCGAAATCTGTTGAATTTGAAGTTGCCATATTTAATCCTTATACAAATTATCAAACGTAACACTCGGGTCCATATAACTATTATCACATTCTGCATTATGAATCCACTGGCTTGGTTTAAAATCAGGTGCCCCCTCACCAGTTTCCCATAATGCAGGACTCGTCGCACGAACCCTATTATTAGGTAATGCTACTATATTTCCAGTCCATTTACCAGCATCAGTTAATTCTATTACATGACTTTGTTTATGTTGTGCGGGATCGTCCGCTATATCAGACTCTGTATAATCTACGGTAAATAAATATCTTCCTGTGTAAAACTTACCATCAATCTTACATTTCCAAGGACTTGAGCTTACTCGGTCTAGTTTTATTATTGAATGATGATGAGAACTGCAATCCCAAGGTTGGACTAAATGAACAGGCATAGGCTCTGGCCAATTGTCCAAAGGAGTATCTGCAACTAGAGCTGTAATCGGCATACGAGCCCACATAGCCCCACCGTTAATATTTTGACTTTCATCAAAATCAGACTCACAACCTGTGAAAATCATTTGAAAACTTAAACATCTATCAGGCACAGTAGTGACTGCAATAGCCATAGCATGAATAAATTCACCATGATATTTTTCGTGATTGTGCGTATACTCTCTTCTCACCCAGCATTTAAAATGCGGGATGTTACTTTGAAGATAAGGCACTTATGCTCGGCCGCCTCTTCTCATCTTTTT